TAAGAATTCATAGAAGCTAACATGTCATCCATTGCTAACGAAGTAGCTCTGTTTACAAACATCATGTTTTCTTCAATGGCACCTTGCTTATCAAACTCAGCTAAGATAGCATCAAATTCAGCTAAATCAGTAGCAGCGTTAACACCAGTAATACCTGAAGTTAAATTACCTCTTGCTTCAATAGCAGCGAACAAACCTTGAGTACCAACCTGGTTACCAGCAGCACCATACATACCAAATGAACCCTCAATTAGAGTGTCAGAACCATCAGCAGCAGAAATCTCACCCTCAAGCATAGCCATCTCTAAGTAGTCGTTAAAACGAGCTCTTGTATCAGCTTCAGCTTTCAAGTACCATAAGTAACCTGATTGACCATCTTCAGAAGCAACTTCAACCCAACCGATTCTAGCAGTATCAGAACCTGACACTTCGTAGTAATCTTTAATTATAATTGGTTTGTTTGAATAAGTTTGCATTTTAGGTTCATTAGCACTGTGTGAGTCAGATACAGCTGTACCCGCCATGTTAGTGTACGATTTACCTTTTGCATATTCAGAACCATAAACTAATATAGTAGTATCATTAGCAGCACTTGAAACAGCTAAAGAATCTTGAGTATAACAAGCTACAGATATAACGTTACCCGCAACTTCTGTTACCATACATTTGAAAACACCGTTTGAATTAGATACAATAATAGTATCGTGAATTCTAACCGCGTGATCAACTACAGTACCTGAAGAAGTAACAGCAGCACCGTCAATCTCTTTAGTAATTGTAATCTCAGAAGCATTAGTAGGTACACCTTGTGTAGCGTGTGTAACTTGTCCTGTGTATGATAAATGTAAACGACCTTGCTCAGACCAAACAACTTGGTCAGCAGCCATCGCTTCTTCAGCTCCTACTTGTGAAAGAAATCCTGAAATAGTTCTCGGTCCGAAAACTTCAGCTTCTTTTTCCATAAGATCTGGTAAATATTGTTGAGCCCACGTTGTATCCGTAGTACCCGTAAAATCTAGATAGTTTGTATTTAATGCTTGCTGGTTTGGAGCCGGCGTTGCATTTAAACTACCTCCTGCAGTAATTGCCATAATTTTTAAATTTTAATTATTTTTTGTTTTTAATTTTAAATTTGAAGTCATTAGAACTTTCACCTAGCACCCTTACTTTTATCCCGCCAGTATTAACGTTGTCCGTTAACTCTTGTCTTGGATTCATGCTTACGTTCTTAGAATCAGCTATGCTTTGTTTTATAGCATCAGCCTTTCCTTGTTCGTAGAAGTGCTTAGCAACGGCATCAGAGTTCATTGCTGTAAATAAAGATTTGTGATAACCCGCTTCGTCTGCCATCGTGCCTTTTTCATCAAGAAACTTTCCTATGAAATTGTTAATGTCACTCTGCGTGTCCTTTACTTTGTTTACATCATTTACGTTAAACCTGTAATTCTTATCTCCGACATTATATTCAAAACCTTTGAATTTGTCTCCAAAAAACCTATTGGTTTTATTTAAGAAAGTAGATTTAGCTTCTTTTTGACGTTGTTGATTGTTCTGTGATTCATTGTAGAAATTAATAGCTTCTTGTTGCTCATTAGTGAGTTTTGATCCACTTTTAATTTCTGAGTAGTATTTGGATTTGGACTCTTCCAAGTGAGTTCTAGCGCTGGCAACTTGCTCTTTAAGCGCTAGTTTTTTTCTTTTTATTTCTCTATCGTCGTCTATATCTTCGTCGTAAGAGAATGTGTCTTCCATAAGGAAGTTAATTTCTTCTTGATCTAAGTGTGGTTTAGTTTGCTTGTAATACTCTTGTAACACTGTTTGGTTATCTACCTCTGAGTAATCTCTGTTTAACTTAACGTAATCGTTTAAATCGCCACCAGTGTCCTCCATAAAGTCTATTAGCCTTTGCACATTTTCAGGAAGTGGAGTTCCAGTGTTCATAGACTCCTCTATAGCGGCGCTAGCTACATCAGCAACTTGCTCTACCTCTTCGGTAGTAACCTCTTCTAACGTTCCAGCTTCTTCTTGTTTTTCTACTTCTTTTACCTCCTGCACCTCAGCTTCAGGCTTAACCTCTTCAGTTGGTTTTTCCTCTGGCGGTTTACTTAAATCAACCTTGATTGGCTCTTCGCTTTCAACCTGAGGTTTCATTGTCATTTTTTCTTTAACCTTCGTAACGTTACCTTTTGTTTCGTTACCATCTGGTTGTTTTGCTACTTTTTCTTTTACTTTTAATGAACCAGTTTCATTGTCTACAACTGGCTCTTCTTTTTTCTTCTTTGCCATAATATAATATAATAATAGTTAATAATTTTACATACCTAAATCAAATCCTCCTAAACCACCACTTGGGTTTTGAAAGTCTTGAGATGGTTTTTGATTTTCCTTTTGATCAATCATTGCTGATTGTTGTGTTGCTTGCATTTTTGTTCTTTCGTCTTTACGGTTTTCAGCTAGTAATTGAGTTTCCGTTTTTGTTTTTGCTTCTAGTTGTTTTAACTGCATTGCATACTGAAACTCTAGTTGCATTAACTTTTCTTTAATAGCAGCTTCTTGATTTAGTATTTGAGCTTTGCCGGAAGTTTTTACTTCTTCTAGTTTTAATTGCGTTTTAACAATTGAATTTTGTTTATCTTCCTCAGCCTTTGCTTGAGCTGCAGCTACATCTTCTTGAGCTTTGCCTTGAGCTTTAGTTTGTTCTAATTGATTTTTTTGATCTTCTTCACCTTTTTTCTTTCTTCTTAACTTTAGTAATTGATTAGCTAACTTAACATTTTTAATAGCTCTTAAATCAATGGCGTCTTCAAGCTCTATGCTTTGTTGAGACAACGCTGTTTGTATGTTGTTTTCTAACAATGCTTTCTCCTCTTCGTCTGGTTCTAACTCTAAGAATATACCAAAGTCATACAAGTGTAACTCTGACATTTCAGCTAAAGTAGCTACGTTGTGTGCGCCAATAGATTCTATAAAAGCGTTTTTAGTTGGAGAGTATTCTATAATATCAGATATTCTAAGTGAAAGTTGTTCAGCAACGTCTGCTGTTAAAAACATACCAGCTTGAAGTATGTGTCTAGTTGCTGTGTTAGAATTAGCTGCTGCCATTTTTTGAACACCTACTAAAGATCTTTCCGCTGGAGTTGATCCGTCACTAGCCTCATTAAGACCAGTCACATCTCTAATCATTTGTAAATAGTAGTTGTACGTTTGTATTAAGCTTTGCATCTTTTGACCACCATTACCGTTAGATATTTCTTGTATAGGTATTTTACCTGGATTACCATCTCCATCTTGAGTGAATGATCTACCAACAATACTACCTGTTTGGAAGAACATATTTAAAGCTTCTTGCGGGTTGTAGTTTGTTCCGTTACCTAAGTCAACCTCAGCTAAACCATCTACATCTAAATAAACTCCATCAGGAGTTACTCTTGAAAGTACTTGTTGTATTTTTAAATGAGTAAGCTGTATCATGTCAGCGAAGCCAGTAACTCTGTTTACTAAAGAGTCGATTCTACCCTCATACATTCTTGGCGCTGATATACTATAGTTCATTTTCACCTTAGTATAATCACTTTTAGATCTCATCATGTTTTTGGCGCGCTCCCACTTCAATAACTTTTGACTACCCAGTAAGTAAGCACCCTCATATAAACACTCTAAAGATCTAGCTACTTTTTCATACCTATCGTCTTCAGGTGGATTAAACGAATCATCTTTTTCAATTGGCTTTTCAGAGCCAGTGTTAGTTTTCTTCATTTTATAAACCTCGTTCATATAAGTTTTATAATTAAAATAAAGAACATCAACTTTGTTTATATCTTGCTCTTGCCTATTGTTATGACCGTTGTAGTTTGAACTGCCAGCACCTTTTGTTTTTATAATATCTTTTAAATCCTCTTGTGTTAAAAATGGAAATTGTTTAACAAGCTCGTTAACTGGAATAGACTTTACTTCTCCAACATAGTATATATCATCAAAGGTAGGTGAATCAGTGTAAGAATAAACTAAACTAGCTGGATCAACATAATCTATAACAACACCTTCAGATGTGTTAAAAGAAGTTTTTACAGCACCTATACCTAATATAGTTAAATCTTGGTAAAACCTTTTTTTAATTAAATCATATTGATTACCACGCATCAACATATTAATAGCCTGCTCTTCAGCTATCTCTATATTCTGCTTGTAATCAAGCTGCATGTGTAAAGCTAACTCATCTTCGTTAGCTGGTAGACTTTCTATTTTACTTTTTCTAGTGCTTATACCAAAGTTAGTTTTAGCAAACTCTTCAAAACTCTTTAATTTTAAATCGTTTTCTAAATCCTTCATGTATTGAGTTCTCTTAGTAACTCCAAACGGATCTTGGGAGTAAGCTTTTATATCATAAAGTCTTTCAGCAATACCATTAACAACTATGTCTACGAATTTAGAAATAATTGGAACAGGTGTCCAGTCTAAATTTAAATAGGACAAATCACCATTTATAGACAACTCATCCTTATATTTTTGTATAGACTGCTCGCCTCTAGCGTATAATCTTAGATTATGGAATTTAGTAACATTACCATGATATCTCCCATGAGATTCACCAAACCACTCATGCTGAATGGCTTTAGCTATCTTCAAGCCATAATCATAACTCATTTTTTCTAAGTCACTAACCACTTGACTAGGGAAATATCTATTTATAACTGATTCAGCCATCTTTATTTTTTAATTATTTTACTCATATTACCTCCTTGATTATATTTAGCGAAACTAATATCTACTGGTTGTTTTTTTACACTTGGGTTTGGAACGTACAAATGTCTGTTGCAAGCCATAATAGCTAAACCAGAACTTATAGTAGCATCGTACTTTGTTCTTTTATTTATATCAAATCTACTCCAATCATTTAATAACTCATTAAAGTACAAGTCTCCGTGAGAACCATCTTGCTGTATACCAACGTGAGCTTGTATATACATCTCAATTGCTGCGGCGTGTGCTTGTTTAATGTCCTCCGAAGAGTTAGGTATACCACCAACTTCTTTTTCTGCTACAGATAGTTTATTCCATACTTTATCTGGTCTATTCATACTAAAACCTCTGTATCCTCTTCTTCTTAAATAATACAGTAATCTAGGCTTGTTATTCTCTGCTAGTATTGGCATACCATAAAATACTATAGCCATTAACATGTCTTCAAAAAACATCTCAGCTGTTGGCGGTCTTGATAGGTATTCTAAGAAGAAACTGTTTGCTGGTGCTTGATCCATGCTAAACTTGGTTAAACCATGTAAAGCTCCTTTAGACCCTTTACCATCTACCGTTCCTGATATATCGTAGCTATCACAACCAAAAGCACCTATGTGCTCGTTTGATGGATACTTAATACCGTTTTTAAGATAATGCCTATTCTGCATGTTAACAGGTGGAACCCAACTTACTTTAAACCTACCCTTTAAATCTGGGTAAAATATTACTTTAGAATCTTTAACCCCATTAACCCATTGAAAGTTACCTCTAGTAACGCCTAGTGTTCTAGACATCTCCTCGTTGTAATCTATCTGTTCGTATATCTTTGTAAGATTAAATATACTGTTTTTACTCTCATCCCTGAAAGCGTGTTCTGTAGTTCTTGGGAACTGGCGGTAGAATTCGTTTAAAGCGTCGTGATCATCTTTTAAACCATCTACTTCATTCTGCCAGTTATCTATTACACCTATATCTATTAATTCACCGTCTGGTGCGAATCTGTCGATATCAGGAGTAGTAAAGACTGGAACTCCATGCTCATCAATAAATCCTTCATAGTTCCATTCCATTGGGATAAAAAGAGAGTATAAACCAGACTTTGTCTGACCATTTCTATTTCGTTTCGTGACATCTGAGGCATTGTATAGTTTTTTAAAGTTTTCTCCACCTTTGTCTAAAGCATTTGAAGTACTACCCATCATACATTTACCAATAATCCTACTACCTAATCGTAAACACGTTTTTGTAACCCTCCAGTTGTTTAAAATATTATCGGGTCTCTCCCATTTACCAGATTCATCATGAACTAGTAACGCTAATTTCTCACCGTCATAACTATTGTCTCCAGTGTTTTTCCAGTCAATCGTCGTGTCCAAACCTTCAATTTCCTCCATTCCATCTGTGGCT